TTTTGTAGCTTATAGATACTGTTGCCCGCCGTCATGGCATCCTTTGTGACATTGAAAAGACCTGCACCAGTCCCCGCAACCGCCATAAACGCTGCCAGTTTGGCGTTTAAAAGTGTATAACCGTCCGTTAATTTGTTAATCCCATTTTTGGCGGTTAAAGCACCTTTTGACAATGAAGAAAAGGCTGTATTACTTTTTACAGGAATAGTATTTAATTGGTTTCCTAATAGTCTTAGCTGACTCTCAAGCCCCGCCACATTTTTTTGCTGATTTAATAACGCCATTTCAGCCCTTAACGTTATATAGTGGTCTGAGCCGTGATTTTTTATACTGCTTTGTAATTGGGCTTGTAAAATAGCTTCTTTTTGGCGTTGTATGTCTAGCTGTCGGTTGATACTTTCATATTGTATTTTAATTTTATCAAGTTCAGAGCCATAGCCTTTTATTTTATTAAGGTCTATATCTGTTTGTAGTTTTATTTTTTTGTTTTCTGCGTTAAGTTTGGCAATAGCTTGATTAACCGTTTTTCCAGCCGTGTCAAAACCAAGTTGCAAGTCTTTAATATCTAATCCAAGACTTATATATAACTTATCAATTTCCGTTCCCTTTGCCGTAATAATCACCCCTTTTAATTTCTAAAAAAATAGGGGGATTGCTCCCCCCTTATAAAATGTCGTCTATATATGTCTGCTGTTTTTGATTATTTTTTTTGCTCATTATTACCATTTGAGCCAATAAAATACTAATTTCGGTGTCATCTATTTCGTTGACTGTCCAACCGTAATTTTGTTGCAAAGTCAAGTAATAATTTAGCAAGCTTTCCAGCGGGGAAAGTTCTTCACCGTCCCCGCTTACTTGTTTTTTGGTAATTCGTTTAATTTAGAGAAGGTTTCAGTTTGAATCCACGAAAACAAAGCTTTAACTGTTGGTACAATGTCGGATAATTCAACATCCTCCACGGTTTCAGCGTTTAAAATGTCGGGTCTGCCAAATCCTTCAATTAATAAATTGGTTTGACTTTCCAAAAATTCCTCCAAACTTTCGCCCTCGTGGTCTTTTTCGGCTTCCTGTAAAAATAGCCTCCATACCTTCATTTTCGGCGGGGCTGGGGTGATTGTTTTATTATTTATTGTAATAGTTGGCTTGTCCATGATAATTAAACCTCAGTATACCAAGTACCTGCAGTTTCCTCTGTGTAGCCAGCTTCTTCGTCTGCCTGTTTATAAGCTGTGCCGTCACTGGTGCGGTAGATAGCTTTAGCGGTCAACGTAGGGGTATTATAATCTATATTTTCACCCTTGGTTTTTGGATTTTCGTCAGGTTCGCTAAACTGTACCTTTAAGAATTTACAAAAACGTTTCTTGCCATTTCTCTTTGTGCTTTCAAACATGACAGCAAAATAAGGTGCAACGTCATCTTTACCCGCTACCATTACGCCATCCTTGATTGCGTGACCCAATAATAAAGCCTTATACTCCAATGGAAGCGTTGCAGTTTCGATGGTTAATTCGTATTCACTAGTAACGGATGCACTGTCGATTGCTTGGTTATCGGCATAAAGGGATGCGTTGGCGTTGCTTGCCTTGATTTGAATAGAACGAATGTGTGGAATACTAATAACAGTATCATATACAGGTTCAGCACCTGCGTTATCGCTTGTTAATTCTGCAACGTGAAAGTTCTTCAGCCCAATAAATGGTGAATTTGTGATGTTAGATTGTGTCATTTTTTTACCTCCAAAAAAAATAAGACCGCCATGTATAAGCGGTCTTTAGTTTTATAGTTATTTATATATTAAATTGATATTTTGTAATCTAAGGTTTTAACCTTGAAATTATCCTGTGTTAATTCCGTGGATTGTCCACGGCTAAAACCTAGATTTGACATGATTGTATTTATTGATTTTTGTAAGTCGTAATAATTGCCGTCCTTTGTGATTAGATAAAGGCGTATTGTTATGTTTGAATTTAATTCTTTGTCGTCGCCATGAAGGGCGGGAACGTCACTTATAACACTGTATATAATATTTGGGAAATCTTTATTATTTGGCGAATAATGGTGATATACATTTATTTTTAGTTGTGTTTTTAGTTCTTTGACTACATTTTTAATTATTTCCATTATATCACCTCATTTTTTTAGCCCGTCACGAACGGCGTTAATCAGTTTATCTTTTATTTGTTCTTTTAATGCGTCCATCGCTGGATACATAAAAGGGCGATTTATTTTAGGCGAATATTCTACAACCCGACCATAAAAACGCCCTTGGTCATCCTTGGCATCGGCAACTACTTGGTACTTTGTTCCACCCTTGCGTTTTTCTGCGTGTATGCTGTCTTTTAGTCTGCCACTATCTACAGGGCAACGGCTTTTTGCTTCGTTTACTAACATTTCAGAACATTCCTGCAGAGCTTGTTTGGTGGTCTTGCTTACTTTTTCAGAAATCATTTTTAACGTGGTGTTGTCCAAAAAATTACTCTTTTTTGACATTTTACTCCACCTCTTTACACATTAACGTAAGCATACCCGACCTTTTATCACCCAATACTGCAAGAATCTCAAATATTTTGTTATTGTACAATATACGCATTTTAGCGTTTACATTTTCTATATACCGAATATAAATTTTAAATGTGGTTTCTGAAGTTGCTTGTGAAGCTGTCAAGTATTCACGCCCCGACATGGGGACAATATCAGCCCATACGGTGGCAAGGTCTTGCCATGAGTCCATAGCATTTCCATAGTCATCCACGCCGTCGCTGGGGAATTGTAAAGTAATTCTATAACGCATACGTCCTATTTTCATTACAGAATCACCTCATAATAAATTATTTGAATGACTGCCTAATATCTGAGCAATCGCAGGATTAATATTTATATTGCTTGTTGTGTATTCCCTGTTTTCATACAGGTCAGCACACAAGCATAAAACGGCTAAAGGAATATCATTATATTGTTCTAATTCCTGCATTGTTCGCCCTGTGTAGTGTAGACAATAATCAATACTAGCGTTTTTAATATGTTCCAGTAGTTCGTTATCGTCATCCGTGTCAATTCTCAAATAATTTTTTAAAATTTCTGTATTTATGTCTGATACCTTCATACTGCATCAGTCCTCTTTATTTTCCTTCTTTGTTCGCTTTTTGTTGGCGGTTTGGGTTTTGTCAGCAGTAGAAGCTTTGGAAGGTTCGGCGGGCTTTTTATCGCCCGCTTTCACTTCCTTATATTCTGTAATATATTCAGCTTTCAGCAGGTCATTGATAACAGATTTATTTGTATAACTAACAATTTCCCCTGCTGTAGCACTAACAAGACCGCCATAGCTTACTTTAACTTTATATTTTGCCATGACTTTTATACCTCTTAAGCCATCTTTAATACTGCAAGCTTCTGTTTTTCGGCAACTTTGGAATCAGCTTCAATCCAAGCCACAACGCCTACAGCGTGCTCGTCTGCGTACTTCTCAGCAAGTACCTGGATTTCAACACTTGGGCGAATATTCACGAACATACCAGAAAAGTCGCCGTAAACTACAGGTTTTTCCTTGGTCGCAATTTCAGGCATAGAGTCGGAAACGAAAACAGGCTTTCCAAGAAGAACATAACCGAATGGAGCGGAAATATCCTCCTGAAGCATATATCTCTTTTCTTCGTCCTTGAGGGTACGAATTGCAAGGAGGGTATTTTTAGACATTACCCACACGGCGTTGGCTTGATATACCTGTGGTACTTCGATTTGAAGTTTTACCAAGTCATCAGCGGTGATAGCTGTACCTGCTCCTGCTTCCACTACAGGAGTATTTGTATCAGCCAATACGCCTGTCATCTTTTCGTCCCCACCTTCACCCTTTAAGAGTTCGCACTCCAAGAAGCGGGCGATGGATTCACTCATTTTAGAAACAACATAGGAAAGCAAATCAAATTCAGCGGAATTAATAAGGCTCTTAGAAATCTTGACAAGAGCCCCAGCCAAATGTCCACCGAGCTTAATAGAAGTGAATTTTCCACTCTTGCTATTTAATGCGGTAAATTCCTGTGCGTATGCTGTAGTAATGGAGCTTTCGGCTTCGTCGTATACAGGGAAAATAAGATTTCCTTTTGCGTTGTATTTGGTTGCAAGCTCATATACAGGGGCGATATTGCGGACGTTTTCAATAATTCTGTCTGCAATACTCTGTGGAATGATTGCTCCGTTATCGCCGGCACTCAAGTCACGTTTCTCAGAACGAATAAAATCAATGAAAGCTCTTTCTTCAGTATCGTCTGCCTTGGTTTCCTTGGCGGTTACGTTGTCAATACTGCGGGCTTCTTCGTACTTCTTCATGGTGCTGTCAATGGAACGGATTTCCTGCATGATAGAATCATACTTTTCATTTTCTTCTGTGTTCAAGGCACGCTTTTCAGTTTCAGCATCCTTAAAAATTTTGTCCATTGTTTCTACAAGTTCATTACGTCTTTCAATTAATTCCTTAAAGTTCATTGTTTAAATTACCTCCATAAAATAAATAAATATAATTGTTTGCATTAAAAAACCACTCCAAAGAGTGGCATGTATAAAAATAGATAATGTTTATTACCTTATTTTTAAGCTTTCAAAGTGTTTTTTTTGTGTCAAAAAATAGTCAAGGTCGGGTTCTCCAATATCCCGCAACCCTTCCACCATACTGTTTAAGTCGGGGCGGGCATCCGTAATTAGCTCAGGTTTGTCTGTTTCTTCTTGCCTATACTCTTTTAGGGTTTTTTCTCCGTCCCGACATTCAATACTTGTGGCGACATATGCGGGGGTAACGCTCAAAATAGATACTTCTTTTAAATCAAAGTCAGTAATTTTTCTCAGTCGCATCCCATCCTCACGTTTTCGCCATGTGCTTTTAGCGTTTGAAAAGCCAAAAGACCACCCTGTTAGTTTATTTTTTCTTGCCTTATTATAAATTTCCTTATCATTTATAACTACATCGGCATAAAGACCTATATTATCCTCGTAAAGTTCAAAATTTAATGGTGTTAGTTCTCGTTGATGGTTATACATTAAGCCCACCTCGTTTTTTTCCAAGGCTCTGGCGAATGTTTTACTTCCGATAACTTCGATAAATTCGCCTTGTCCATCAACAAGTGGGCGGGATTCTCGTTCTGCCACATTGACGTAACCGCACAAGTGTACTGTATTGTCTTGTCGTAATTCAATTTTCATTATTCTTGTTCACCCCCCTCAATGGTTTGGTTGGTAATGTCTGTATAAGTTCCTGTATTCGGTGTGTATATGGTTTTTGTATTCGGATAATAAAGCACTGAACCGAGGTTTAATCTTATAAAGTCCATCCCCAATGGTGGTAAATTCTCAGCGTGTCGTACCTCGTCAACCGACATAAAGCCACATTCTATTGCAGTTTTATAGCTGTTATACCTGTCTGTTATGCTTGTTTTAAGGATTTCGGATGTATCAATTTTAAAGAAATAACTTGACTTTTCACGCTCTAATAACAAGAATTTATTTAGTGCTGTTTCTAACGCACTAACTACAGGTAACACGGCGGTTTTAATGGCGTTTAAATAGCAATCTCTATTTGATTTAGAGCCGTCAAAAAGGGATTCTGATAATCCAAACAAGTTATACACAAGGGCTGTGTTTTTTGTTTTGGACTCGTTTAGCTGATTCTCGGTTGCGTTATTGCTTGCACTTTCAAAACTGATGCCCTCATTAAGAACAAGCACGTCACTATTAGAATTACTATCACCCGAATATAATTTACGCCATGACTTTTTTAATTCGGCTAACATGTCTTTTGTTAATTTGTATTTGCTTTTTAAAAATCCACGCTTTGCCCCGCTTGATATTGCGGTATTTTCATACTTTAGGGCGTTATACATGCAGGATAACAATAACGAATTAGTATCAAGTACGCCCGAACCTGTCAAGCCATCCTTTGTGTTTTTTGTTATTCGCATGACTTCAAAATCTGGGTACTGCACGCCATTAATATAAATTGTGGCGGTCTTGTGTATCGGGTCTACGTTTTTAATTATTTGTACATAATTGTTGTCTACATAATACAAGCCAGCTATTTTGTTGCGGTCGTGCTCCACATAACAATATGATTCGCCACATAACAACATATCACTAATTAAGGCTTTTATAAGTTGGTGGCTGTCTAACAAATCCCCTGTTTCTTGATTAAGTAACTTTAATCTGTAATCATCAGTTACTTCCATTGTTGAGTTGTCTGTTTTTTTGTACAACTTGATTGGAAGACCTGCCACCGTCCCCCCGATAAAATCAAGACTTGCACTGACGGCGGGGATGTCTAACGCTTGAGCTTTTGTTATGGAATTACTACCAATTAGCCCACCCCTTAATACGTCTGATAGTTCTTCAGTTGACATTCGTTTTTCTATTCCAAACATTTGTTTTAATCTATTAAATATCATAATCACCTCCCTCAAAAATAATGTTATATTTGCACGCTCCAACCTGCTGATTGGCGTTGCAATTCCGCTTGCTGGGCAAGATAAAGGGCGTTTACTGTCGCCATTACCATGTCGATTTTTCCGCTTGATTTCTTTTTGTTGATATATTTATTCAAATTGGTATCATAAGTACATTTAGCGTTTAAAAAATTCTGTATATATAAATCATTAAAAACAAACTTGACTTTGTTATTAGAAATTAATTCACTAAGTAATTTAATCGGAGCGTGTAAAACACTACTATGTTGCTTGATTTCGATACATTCAAGCCCTTCAGATTGTAATTTATTTGCGGTACTTATTGCGTTATATCTATCATATCCAACACTATTTATTTTACATTGATAAGTATTCTCAATGGATAATATATATTGTTCTATATCACCATAATTTATAACCGAATCCCCGCAAGCTATTACTTGCCCGCTGTCTATAAATGATTGATAGTCCAATTTTTCAAATTTTGACTTTTCTTGTATTTTTCCGCTAGGTATAAAGCACATAGGTTCTATTAATAAATCCCCATACTCATCGAATGACAGGAATGTAACGGCGGTATTATCGCCCGACATTGACAAATCCAAGCCAACAAATACCTCCCGACCTTGCCATTTTATATTATCTACTTGACATTGTTTTAAATCGTCTATTGACACATAACTTTCAGCGGTTGATTGGTGAATGATATTACAATGTTTGCACAAGAAATTTTCCCTTCGTGAGGGTTGCTCAATCGCTTGTTGGCGTTTGTTCCGTAAATCGTCCATAATTTCGGGGATTTCCAAGGCTAGCGGGTTTGCGTGTTGGATAATCTTGTCGTTTGTTGCCCACGATTTTTTGCTGTCGGGCTCGTATAATAAGGCGAATACGCTATCATTTTTTATTGAGCCGTCTAATATTTTTTTTGCGTACTCCACCTCGTCCTCCATAGGATTATTAACTGAAGGGTATTTGGTGGAAATTATAAAGCCAAGCTTGTTCAAAATTGTAAGCTGTCCCGACCTCATGGACTCAATGGCACTATTGTTTGGAAGTGCTCCAACCTCGTCAGCCAAAAAAACATTTGGTAATTTACCATCTAAACGGTTATTTGAGTAGGCAAGCGGTTTATATTCCGACTCTTTAATAGAAAATTTAATTGAATCCCTTAATATTTTAAACTTTTGTTTGTTTTGATATAAGCCATTAAGGGCGGGTGAAGACTTGATTATTGACTCAATGGCGTCTTTACATTCTCTGCTTAATGAGCCATCTGGAGCTACACTATAGAATTTTGAGAATTTTGGCTCTAGCAAAAAAAGCAGGATAAAGATAACTCCCACAAGTAGGGTCTTCCCGCTCTTCCTCGCAATTTCAAGAACGGCTGTTTCATACCTGCGTTTTTTGGGGTTGTCCCTGTAAACCGTTCCGAGTACAGCAATAATTAGAAGCCATTGGAATCCTGCAAGGCATCGGGATAATGGTTCGCCCGCC